AATAGAAGTATTAACTAATTACTATAACGAAAAAATTAAAAAAAGTTTAGAAGAATCTAGTAAATCTAAAGAAAAATGATTTTTAACAGGCCTGTAATTTACGGCACTTCATATAAAGGTAAATTATACATTGGTCAACATATAGGAAATGGAACAGATTATGTAGGTAGTGGATTATTAATATCTCGTATTATTAAAAAAGGTGATAAAAATAAATTAGTAACAGGTGTAATTGAATACGTTGATGATGTTAATAAATTAAATGAACGTGAGATATATTGGATTGAAAAATTAAAACCTGAATTGAATCTTACTAAAGGTGGAGAAACTTGGGGTATTGGTAAAGATAATATTATGAATAGGCCTGAAGTTAAAAAAAAGTTTATAGGTGATAAAAATCCAATGAGAAGACCTGAAGTTGCTAAAAAGCTTTCTTTAGTTAGAAAAGGAAAACGTTCTTGGGATTGTAGAGGTGATAACAACCCAATGAGAAGACCTGAAGTTGCTAAAAAGGTTTCAGAAGCTTTTAAAAAGTTTGGTGAAAATCACTGGAATAAAAGGCCAGAAATGAGAAAAAAAATTTCTGAACAAAGAAAAGGTGTACCTATATTAAAAATTAGAGGTGTTAATCATCCTTTTTGTAAAGACCCTAGTAAAGTCTTTATATCGTTTAGAGATCAATATAGTAAATTAAAATGGTTAGTAAGAGTACCAAATAAAGGTTATAAATCTTTTGAAAAATTAGAAGAAGCTAAAAAACATAGAGATATTTTAATGGGGGTTAACTAAAAATGGCAGCACGTGCAAATTTGATCCTGGATAGGGGAGCCACTTTTTCAAGTGACGTTACCGTAACAGACACAGACGGTACAGCATTTGATTTAACAGGTTATACGGCCGCTGCTAAGATGGCACGAGGATACGCTTCAACACGTACTCGTACAACCATTACCACTACAATCAATAATGACCCGACAACTGGAATAATTACTTTAGGGTTAACTGCTGATCAAACGAATCAATTAGACGCACCTGCAAGATACGTCTATGATGTAGAGATTTTAAGAACATCTGATAGTACAATAACAAGAGTGATTGAGGGATTAATTACTATCAGCCCATCCGTTACAACATAGTTTCATTATAAATATTACACAAAGAGAGAGATATTTTAATGGTTAGAGCTGTAGTTTCTACATCTGGCGGTACAACTGCCAATATTAACAAAAATAATTCTGGTGCTCAACAGGTATCTGTTACGACACCTAGTATATCTACAGCCAATTCTTTTAGATCACTTACAGACGTAAATGCGACTTCGTTAAATGACGGTGCTTTAATTCAATATGACGCTGCAACTGATAAATTTGTAACTAGAAATGAGTTACAAACTACGGAACAAGGACTATTAACTTTTAACGGCGGAAATTTTTAGGAGAATTAAATGGCAACAATTATTCAGATTAAAAGAAGTTCAGGTACTACAGCACCGAGTACGTTGAAACTTGGAGAGTTAGCCTATACATATGGTACAGGTACTCAAGGAAATAACGGTGATAGATTATTTTTAGGTATTGGTGGTGTTGATGGTGAAGGTAATGCTAATGAGATTGCTGTAATAGGCGGTCAATATTTTCAGGATAAATTAGATCACGCAGATGGTGTATTAACAGCAAGTTCTGCTCTTACGGTAGATACAAATAAAGCCATTGATGAAATCTTTATAGGTAATAATGCTACTACAGGTGGTACTTTAAAATTAAATGAAGGTACTAATAATGGTACTCATTTTGCTGCCATCAAAGCTCCTAACTCTATAGCTGCTTCATATACACTAACGTTGCCAAGTGATAATGGAAATGCCAATGAGTTTTTACAAACAGATGGTGATGGTAATTTAAGTTTTGCTGCTGTATCTTCTACAATTACTTTAGCTGCTGATAGTGGCGCTAATGATACCTTTACAACAGGAAATACTTTAACATTTGCTGGTGGTACTGGTATTGATACAACAGTTTCAGATGACCAAATTTCAATTGCTATAGATAGTACAGTTGCTACGGCTTCATCTACAACAACATTTACAAACAAAACTTTTGACGCAAACGGAACAGGTAACTCAATAACAAATATTGAGGTTGCTGATTTAGCGTCTGGTGTTTTAGATACAGATTTAAGTTCTGTTTCTGCTAGTGATGATACACTTGCTTCTGCTAAGGCAATTAAGTCTTATGTGGATTCACAAGTAACTGCACAAGATTTAGATTTTCAAGGTGATACAGGCGGTGCTCTAGCTATAGATTTAGATAGTGAAACTTTAACGTTCACAGGTGGTACTGGTATTGATACATCTGGTTCAGGTAATACTGTAACTTTTGCTATTGATAGTACAGTAACTACAAACTCTGGTACTCAAACACTTACAAACAAAACTATTAATACTGCTTCTAACACAATTACAGTTGTTGAGGCAGATATTTCTGACTTACAATCTTATATACTTGCTGATAGTACAGATACTTTACAAAATAAAACAATCAATAGTGATAGTAACACAATCACATTAGATTTATCTGAAGGAACATTAACTGGTACTTTAGCAGAATTTAATACTGCTGTATCAGACGCAACTTTAGTTTCTACAACAGGCACAGAAACTTTATCTAATAAAACTTTAACAGCACCTAAAATTGCTGATGCAGGTTTTATTGCTGATGCAAATGGTAACGAACAAATTATTTTCAACACAACTGCTTCTGCTGTTAACCAATTTGAAGTTTCAAATGCTGATACTGGTAACGGTGTTACAATTGCTTCATCTGGTTCTGATACAAACATTGACATTATATTAGATCCTAAAGGTTCAGGTTCAGTTGATGTTAATTCAAGTAAAATTACAAACGTTTCTGATCCAAGTTCTGACCAAGACGCTGCAACAAAAGCTTATGTTGATAGTGTTGCAAATGGATTAGATGTAAAAGAATCAGTAAGAGTAGCAACAACTGCTGCACTTGCGGCTTCAACTTATAATAACGGTGCAGGTACTTTAACAGCAAACGCAAATGGTGCTTTATCTATTGACGGTGTAACACCAAGTGTAAATGATAGAGTATTAGTTAAAGATCAGGCAGATGCTGTTCAAAACGGTATCTATAAAGTAACAACTGTCGGTGATGGTTCTACTGCTTTTGTATTAACAAGATCACCTGATGCTGATACGGCTGCTGAATTAACAGGCGGTACTTTCTTCTTTGTTGAAGAAGGAACTGCAAATGCCGATAACGGTTATGTTGCAACTCACAACGGTACACCAACATTTGGTACAACTGATATTACTTTCTCTCAATTCTCGGGTGCTGGTCAAATTAGTGCTGGAGATGCTTTAACTAAAACAGGTAATCAGTTAGATGTTGCTGTTGATGATTCAACAATTGAAGTTTCTTCAGACGCATTACAAGTTAAAGACGCTGGTATTACTGCAACTCAACTAGCAACTAATGCTGTAACAACAATTAAAATTACAGACGCAAACGTAACTGCGGCTAAACTTGCTAGTACACTAGATTTATCTGGTAAAACAATTACTTTACCAAGTACATTTACAACTAACTCTGGAACACAAACATTAACTAATAAAACAATTGATGCTTCTTCAAACACTTTATCTAATATTGGTAATAGTTCATTAACAAATAGTACAATTACTATTAGAGATGAAAGTTCTACTGAAGATGCAATTGCTCTTGGAGAAACTTTAGTTGTTGCGGCGGGTGAAGGTATTGATACTGCAATTTCAACAAACACTTTAACGATTACTGCTGAATTGGCAACTACATCAAATAAAGGTGTTGCATCATTTAGTTCAGATAACTTTACAGTTACTTCAGGTGCTGTTACCGTTACAACTATTGATGGTGGAACTTATCCATAATAGATAGATAAGGAGATTATTAAGTGGCGACAGTTATAAAATTAAAACGATCTACTACAGCGTCTGCTGTACCTACGACAGGAGATTTAGAAGACGGTGAAGTAGCCGTTAATATAACTGATAAGATAGTTTATATGAGAAGTGGTGGCAGTATTGTTACTGTTGCAAACTTCAATTCAGGTTCAAGTGTTGATTTATCAGCCATTGACCAAGATATATTACCTGATACTACTAACACAAGAAACTTAGGTTCAGCAGATAAACGTTGGTCTGAATTATTTTTAAGTGGTAGTACAATCAATTTAGGTGGTTCAACGATATCATCTGATGGAACAGGTACAATAAATATTTCGGCAACTGGTGCTACGTTACCATTAAACTCTAATGTAGAAGTTTCAACAGGTAATACAAAAACACTTGCATTAGCAGGAGATGATGGTTCACCCGTTCAGGCTGTACCATTTTTTTCTAAGGCAGGCGGACTAAATACTCAAAATACAAAATTAGATTTTAAAGCTGATCCTGATAAAATTGTGGCACAATTTACATTAGCAAATGGTTCACAATTAGGCTCAACACAAGGAGATACTTTATTTTTCTTTTAAGGAATTAATATGACAGCAAAAACACCAATACGTACAGTCTTTAATGAAAGTAATGTTGCTACAGGATTGGCAGAATATCAAACAGGTGAATTTATACCTGTAGAACACGGTGGTACGGGTGCTGTAACACATACTGCAAATTCTATTCTTTTAGGTAATGGAACAAGTGCATTATTAAGTTCAGGTATTCAAATTGTAGGAACAACTTTATCATCAGCTGATTCAACTTTAATTACAATTAATGAAGGACTTACCGTAACAGGAAATACAACAATTACAGGAAATCTAACTGTAAATGGAACAACAACAACAATCCACTCTACTACCGTAGATGTGGTTAATTCATTTAGATTTGAAGGTTCAACCGCTAATGAATTTGAAACTAATTTAACCGTTGTTGACCCAACAGCAGATAGAACAATTACTTTACCAAACGCAACAGGAACAGTTTCTTTATTAGATAATACAGAAACCTTAACTAATAAAACAATCAATAGTGCTTCAAATACAATCACTATTACTGAATCTAATATTTCTGATTTACAATCTTATATTTTAGCAGATTCAAGTGATACATTGACTAATAAAACAATTGACGCAGATAATAATACAATATCAAATATTGGAGATAGTGAATTATCAAGTGGTATAAATGCTACAAAGATCGGTAATGGAGATGTTGACAATACAGAATTAAGTTATTTAAACGGCGTTACAAGTGCTATTCAGACACAAATAGATACAAAAGCATCAACTGCCTTTGCTATCGCACAAGCTGTTGCTCTTGGTTAGTATAAATATACCTGTAAAGTAAAGGGAATTTATGGCTACACCTGCAACAAGAGAACAATTAAAACAATACGCTTTAAGAAGACTAGGAAAACCTGTCATTGAAATTAACGTAGATGACGACCAACTAGAAGATAGATTAGATGAAGCGTTACAGTATTTTGCTCAATATCACTATGATGGTGTAGAACGAGCATA